GCTTTATGGCTGGCTCATAATTATGCAGCCTGCCGCCAGCCTGCCAAGTCTTGTACCACGGTTGGTCCCTATTAAAGACTTCAGGTGCAACCTTTAATAGCTCAGTCTCTAATTCAGAGATGGCCGCCATTTGATGCGGTGTGCCATGCTTGTAATACTTAAACAGATCGCTTAATTTGACCATGGCGCTTTGATCTCCATTGCGCCGCCTAGTTTGCGGCTTTCACCTGTTTGCAGGCTATCGTTAACTGCATGATGCGTGATCACCGGCTGCGGCTCTACCGGCTGCGTAGCGTGCCAATCAGCTTCTGCTTGATCCAATTTATTAGGCAACGTCAGCTCAAACCACCATTGCTTGATGGCACGTTCAAGCCGACGCTCCCATGCTGGTTTGCCGAAGCGTATCAGCCCTTTTTTGCTTTGATCGCCTTCAACGCGTGGAACACCAGCTGGATAATGCTGTTATCACGCAGCGGCGACAGTGCAATCAGCTCGCTAGCTGCAGCAACGCAAATCCAGAATGCGGGATGTGTAAGAAAGTCCATCGTCAACAGGATGGTGGTCTTGCTTCCAGCTTAGACACCCTTTGCTCTACTCCACTCAGCCTAGTAAACGTTTCCCTGCGATCGTCTTTGATGTCAGCGTGAAGCACTTCTAACTGAGTGGCAATGTGCTCGACAGCCGAGGTCAAACGCACAACGGCATCACGAGCTTCATCCGACTTGCGCGAAAAACCCATGGCGCCCATAGCGGCAACGGAAATAGACGCGCCGGCCACTGCGGCGATGACTTCAATCATGGCAGCATTGGCTACTTCTATAGGTTAGCGCCCTTGCCCCCTAAGGGCTTTTTTCCCGCGACGACGTGGGCGCGAATGCTGTCCCATGCCCTGACTGGTGGTTTTAGGACGACCGGCTTTGTGGTCAAATCGTCCCAGGGCGGTCTTGGATTTTACGGCCATGTGCTAATTGCGACCCGCTTCCAGGTATCGGTTGCGGTGCAAATGTAGATGTATGAGCTGTCCCAAGCAACTTCACCCGCAGTACCTGTATCGGAGGCGGACGCTGGAGTATGTGTTGGCAGGATTGGGCGAACACCAAGCGTGATGTTGGCAGCAGTAATTGCCAGCTCAGTGGTTAACGTTCCAGCTGCAGAAACCTTGAGTTCGAGTTTGCCGTCTTCTGTGCCATCGCTGGCATCAACGATGCTGCCAACAACCTGCGCGTAATCAATATCCTCGGGCGTTGCGTTGTCGTTTTTGCTGCGGAAATACAGCGAGCTAATTACATCACCGTCTTGACCAGCGGCACTGTTGCGGTGGTGATAAAGCGTAATGTCGCCAGCAGAAGCGGAATCGACAAGCTTGGATTCAATTTGTAGTGTCGTTCCAGCAAGTGTGCTGTAGGTAATGTGTACCGGATAAAGCGGCGTTGATTCACCGATACCTACCTTGCTGCCATACAAACGCACACGGCTGGCAGTTGTCCCAGTGTCCGAAGACATGAGATCCAAGATGCCGTCTTCAGTGCCGTTGGTAGCAACCTTTATGCCAGCAGTAATCTGTGCGTAGGCATGAGTATTGGCGGCAGAATCCTTACCACGAAACTCAATGTTGCCAAGGTTATCGTTGACAGCGGGACTGGCGCTATTGCGATACAACACCACATCAGGCGCTGTATCTAGCCCGTCATCTGTGTTTTCGATGATAACCTGATCGGTTGTGTCGCTGCTGAAAAGATGGAGCTGAGCGGCGGCAGTACCAGCGCCAAGCTGGAAACCGGCAGTGCTGAACTTGCCGGTAAAAGTGCTGTTGTTGCTAACCGCTACTTCATTGGCACCGCTGCGGTAAATGCCGCTGATTCCGGTATCTGCCGTAAACGCAAGACTTGGTGCGCCAGCAGTGCCAGAAGGCAGGTTGCGATTTAGTGTTTCGTATTTGATCTTTTTGTTTTTGTCGGCGTTTGCCGCTTCGGAGCTGTCGATGATCGGCAGAAAATCATCAGCCGCCGGGGCTAGAAGTTCCGTCAGGTCTGTGATCTTACGGTCAGCCATCAATCAAGACCAAACAGTTCTTTAAGTTCAGCCACGGTCAACCCAGCAGCTTCCAGCTTCTGCTCGGTGGTGAGCACTGGGGCTGGTTCGGGGTTCGGACGGGATTGGATCTCTGCAATCTCCTCAGCGGTCAGCTCAATGGTCTGCTGCTCGCCAGTTTGGACATTTACTTCAATGCGGTGCATGGTCAGCCCTCATACAGGATGTTGATCGACCCCGCGTCAAAGGTGTCGGTGCCGTTCACGGTGGTGATGCGGATGCGGTCTAGGGTGCCGGAGATATTAACTCTCCCAGCGGAAATTGCAGTATTTGTTCCGGCTAAAGTAAAAACACCATTCCCAATCCATGTATTACTTGCTTGGTTTGCAAATACGAAACTGCCGTCAATAGTGTTTGCAGCAAGTCCAGATAAAACGCCGAAGCCTACTGTGTAAGCTGTGTTTCCTGCAACTGAAGCTACTGCGCCGGTTGCAACATAGCCGGAGGTAGTTGGCGAGCCAGACCCAAGTTGAACCAATGGATTACTTGTCCCATTCGTGCTAACCCCGTTAAACATCACCGTAATCTTCTTCACCCAGCTCGGAATCCCGGTGAAGTCGATGGAGGTGCCACTGGTAGAAGCAACTACTGTTCCTAGCTCAAGACGCGCACGAGTGGCAAAACTAAGACTACCAGATCCGTCAGTTACAAGCGATTGATCAGCAGTGCCATCGCTCTTGGGATAAGCGATGCTTGAGATACTTACCTCATCCGCTCCTGCATCGACCTTGAAAAGATTAGCGTCGGTATCGCCCTCAATCCTAAAGTCAACATCTGCGCCAGTGTCGTTAAAAACAACTTCAGTGGCGGCATTGAAATTAACGCGCTGAACACCAACCGTTGAAACAGCAACCTGATCAGTGCCAGGGCTGTAGAAGCCGGAGTCAGTGCCGCTGGCCTTGAAATAAATCGAGGGGGCGCTGTTTGTGCCGTTCTCAACCGGCAGCGTGTCAAACTCGCCGTCCAGCTGCCGCAGCGTGACCCAGCCGCTGTTGGTGCTATTGCGGATCTTAAGTAGGTTGTTGGTGGTATCAGCCCAGAACTGGTAGGCGTAGGTCGTTGTCGGCTCAGTTGTGCCGCTGTGGTTGGTGAAGACCGCAGCAAGCTGGTTATTGATGTCGGCGCGTACCGCAGCGCCTGAACCATTGCTGACAATGCCGTCTGCTTGTGCCATTGTCAGATCTCTTCAGTGCCGTAGCCAGACGCTACGTATTGGAACTGCCTGCTGACCGCTGTGCCACCGGAGTTCTTGAACGTCACCGTGAAGCCCGTACGGGAAGGCGAAGTGATCTCATAATAGTCCCCGGTGCCAAGATTGAAAGCTGTAACACCAAGGGCAGGCGTTTCGTAAAACGGCTTGGCGTAGGTGACGGCGTAGGAGGCAGCGGTGGTGGTCAGAGTGGCGCTGCGCTCAGTCCGGCTTTCCAGCTGCATGACATAGCCCAGCTCGGTCACAAGAGGCGTCTGGTCATCGGCGCTGGTGGTTAGCTCGCACTTGAACTGGAATTGGCGTCCGGTATAACGTCCTGCTCGCAACGGGATCCAATCGCCAAAATCAATGTCGGATTCCAACTCAAAGTCATCGCCGTCTTCCAGTAATAATTTGCCGCCATCTTCCAGCAACATGAACTCGTCTACGGTGGCTGCGGCACTGGTACGGAAGTAAATATCCGCGCTGGTGTCGTCAGGAATCAGACCGTCAAAATCACTCCAGCGGTCAATCTCATTGGTGCGGTCATCAATCGTGTCTGCCGGATACAAACCAGTCGTAGAAAGGATGCGGCTGAAGACGACGCTGTAATTTCCGCCAATATCAAGAATGTTGCGGAAGTAATAACGTCCGGCAGTTCCACGAGTGCCGTAAAAATCAAACGAAGTAAGGGCGTCAATGTCTGGCACACCATCAATCGTGGCATCGCCATCTAGCACCAAGCCGTCATATTCATCGCTGTAAAAGGCGCCATCAACTTGCCCTTGGAATGGCGGAGTTGTGGTGTCTTCCCGAACAGTTGTGATGTTGAAACGGGGAATGGGATTAGGAAGATCAATCGTTGCGCTGACAGCATTGTTACTGCGACGTCCACTGCGATCTTCAAACTTGATCAGATACTCGCCTTCAATCAGCGGCAGAATTGCCTGCGCAGTATTGGCGGTAATTGATTGCGATACCAGCGTGGAGCCCGCCCATTCGCCAGTGCCGTCTGTTTTGCTGCTGTGGCGGATAACAGCGATCAGTTCAAAGCTGTTAGCCGCAATCGGTTTGTTCCAGCGCAGCAGAACTTGGTCGTTACCGAAAGCCTCGATGGTGACGTTTTGCGGATCAGGCGGCAGCGTTGGATCGTAAATGCTGGTGCCATCTGCAGGAGTTGTGATCGTGGCAGTAGACCAGATTGATTTGCGCTTGAGTGGCAACTGCCCAATGGCGCGCACTTCAAAAGTGACTGCAGTGCTAGGCGGCAGATAATCAATAAAAAACGAAGCTTCTGTTAATTCGCCTGTGATGTAATTACCTTGACCAATTTTGTAGCGAACTTCAAAACCAAATGTCTGTCCATCAGTGGCACGCGACCATGCGGCTTGTAGGCGGTTTGCCTTGTTGTTATTGACGACAATCTGCGTGTTTGTGAGCGTCAGGTTGGTGACAGGATCGGGGTTAGTGTCGTAACTGGTAACGTCGTTAAATGTCAGATTCGTTCCAGTGTCAACAGCGTTATAAATGCTGTCATTGTGAACAACGCCTGTGATGCTGAATTGTCCGTCACCGTTATCGGCAACGCTGATACAACGGAACTTCTGTTCTTTTAGTGCCGAGCTGCTGATGCTGTAAATCGCTTGCGATTGCGGCGCAGTTGTAAATGCAGTGCCAATGTTGACAACAGCGCCAGCGACGGAGGTGATGCTGCGGGTTTCAACGCTTCCGTCCGGCAGGATGCAGGTAATTTCGTGGCTGCTACCAGAGGGCAACGTGATTGTCTGATCGCAGGTGATTGCAGTTGTGGTGGCGCTGCTAATACGACCTGCGACACGGGTGCCCTGACGAAGGCGATCAGCAACAGCAAAGACCTGCCCAGGCAGCACCACCGCACCAGCCAAGCCGGTGGTAAACGTAACCGTGTCGCCTTTTAGTTCTTCGGTCTTGAGAATCCATTGCCCAACGCGCTGGGCTTGCCACTTTGAGGTAGCGCCAAAAGCAACAATTTCGCGGATTTGATAGCCGTACTTGCTGATCAGATCGCTGTTTTCAACGACGACGTAGTTCGACTTGTAGAAATTTTCAGGGTCGTTGTAGCGGACGCGGATGCTGGTGGCGCGTGATTTTAGCGAGCTGCCGGAATACTCAAATACGCCATCAATAACGTTGGCATTGGTGTATACGTGCGCTGGTGAGATGTTGGTGCCGTCCAGATTGCCGTGATCTGCAGCAGCCTGCACCGCGTCGGCAGACCAGTACAACAAACCACGGAATACACTGGCCAGATCCTGCAGGACGTTATACGCATCTGCCTGGTCACCAATTAGGACGTTGCAGGCAAAACGTGGTTCTTGTGTGTTGTCTGGTGTGGTAACTAGCTGGTTGGCGTAACGCGCCAGTGGATACAGATCTGTCCAGCTCAGGTTGGCTGATGTGATGAAGTCACCAGCGCCATAACGCGGGTTGGTGAGCATGTCGTAAAAACAACAGACCGGGCAGGTTGTCCATACCGGACCACGCAGGCTGCCGTTAAATGCGCCATCAAACTGCAAGCTGCCGTCAGGACGAACAGTGGCGTTGCTTGGCACCAAGACCTTGCGACCACGAATCAAATAAGCGCGAGTTGGAAGGCTGCTGAATTGACGGGTAGATACGGAAAGACCGACGACAGCGGAATACGGATAACCAGTACGGATGTTTTGCTGTTCAATTAGGCTGGTCCAAAGGATTTCATTGCCGCGATCATTGGCGATGGAGGTGTTTTGAGGATTGTCGCGGAAATTAAAGTATTTAACCTCAAAACCGTCTTCGCCAAGATCTTCTTTGATGACCTTGATATTCCAAGGGCCTACGCCATCAAGATTGATGGTTGGTGTGGTGAACTGGTAGTTTGTTGTTGAGGTACCAGTGATGCGGCGGGTATAAACAGTGTTGTAGCTACTGCCGCGTGACTGAACCTGGATAATGATGCCAATCGTTGCGCTAAAAAGTTGCCCTTGCGCCAGTCCTTCTTTGGCGACAGAGAACAGCTTGGGGATTGTAAACAGAATGCGGAACGAGTCAATGTCTGTATCGGTTATTTGTCTTACCAGTTGGCCGCCACCGTAATTTCGGTTGACGACAAGATTGTCTGCGTTTAAGTCTTCGCTGTAGTTTGTGCCGATTTGTGTATTGATGTCCGTGACAGTGGAGGTAACACCGGGGGCGGTGCTTGGTGCGTTTTGGCTAGCTGTACCTTCCCGGAATTCGTAATTAACGTCCTGCTGCGGGTAATTTCTGTTGCCAGCGCTAACAATCGGGGTTTCATCAAGATAAACGCCAGCCTCGGCACCCTCGATGCCATCAATCGGACCTTCGCAAAGAAGATCTAAGATCTTGATCGTAGAGGTGGAGTTAAGCGCCATTAGAAGTTGTACCCAGCGGCTTGTAGTTGTAGGTAAACATCGCCCTCACAGCGAAAATCAATAATCTCTACGCGGACTGTTCCATCGTCTTTATCGTTGTTGGCATGACTAAACCTATGGACCCAGCGATAATGTCCGAAGGCTAGCCCTTGAATTGTGGCTTGGATGCTGCCCAACACATCTTGCGTTTTGCCTCGTGTAACAGTAACCCGGTAAGTAATAAAACCATCTACAAGGCTAGAACCAGCCCCAGACACTCGATCTCTAATACCTACAGGTAAACCTAGGCACACAGCAAAATTATTACGGCTATCATTTTTTGTGTCAAATGTGTATTTAGTTTCGTTACCGTTGGCAAGGCCGAGGTTGTAGTAAAGGTTGTACTGGTTGGCTCTGTTAAAGCTGGTTTCGTCAGTCCGGCGTGTTTGAATACCCGATACGTCGCTGTAGCCATAGCCAACCGGTTCACCGCCAATGCGGATTGTATCAAAGCTTGGTGTTTTGATCGCGGTGCTCAGTGGGTCAGACTCATCGGTAACTTCAACATTGGCAGAAAGTAGCTGGCTGCCCACCAAAACCTTGCCGTAAGCGACAGGCACAACAGCGCCCATACCAACCGTATTTGCAGCGCCGGTATAGGCGTAGGATTGCTGACCGTCGGCGCCACGAGTTTCGGATTGAGGACCGCGAGTGCTGGCGTTAGTGCCGCTGCCAAACCGATTCCCGCTAAGAGTTGGCACTTGAGGTTGCGGGGAAAGAAGTTGCGCCGCACCGCCTAACGCCAGTGTTGCGCCAATGCCAGCTACAAGACCTTTGACCGCAATCGCTTTTGTTAAACCAAATGTGCCGATAGCCGCCGCACCAGGAATCAAAAAAGATGCAGCAATTAAGCCAATACCAATCAGTACTTGTGTAAGTCCTTTGCCACTCCCAGCGATAACTGGCACAAGCACAAGATCTTTATGACCTAGTGGCAAATGCAGATCGCTGTAATCCAGATCTATATCAGCCTGCAACAACCGATAACCAATACCCTTCTCGTGCGATTCAATTAAAAATGTTTGGAATCTCCCTCCT